GCCATTTTAAAAAAAATTGAAATACTTTCTCGCCACATAATTATTATCATTAACCACCAATTAAACTTAAACTTAAGATGAATACACAAATTATTAACGACCGAACATTATTAGTAAAAGAATTTTTAGAAAATATTTTAGAAAAATATAAACATTATCCCGAACCAACAACACATAAATATCGCTGGGTTAAACACGATTTATCAGGAGAAAATTTAACAGAACTGTCTGAAGAAATAAAGCAACTGGATGATGTATTACTCAACGCATCATGGCTACTAAACAATCTTAAAGAAGAAATCCGACACACAATAAGTGATAATAAAAGGGATGAAGAACGAGCAATAAGAGATAAAGCACGAGCCGAAGAACTAGCTAAAGAAGAAGTTAAACAAGAACGCAAAAGACAACACAAAAGAATGGTCGCAAGATTTAACCCAGCAAGATTAATTGAACTGCCTGAAATAATAGTCGACGAGATCGCAACTTATTTATCCACAAAACAAGAAGTCAAAAGATGGAAGCGAACATGGTTTAACGGCGGATATAATGATGAATACTGCCCAGCATTTAAGTGGACATACGAATGGGGCAACGCTAGACAATGTGCTATTAATTTAAAATGGCAGAATGATTATTTAGAACAGGCGGTCTTAACACTAACAAGAATGGGCGTACCTGATTTAAAATTAATGTTTAAAAAATTTAAATGCCTCGGACTACAAGGAACTAAACAACAGCTGGTCGAGCAATTAATCCACACAGTCAGCAAAATCGGCAAAATACCAACACAGTTCGGAACTACAGACAGTGGATGTTGTGATGTCAAACCCCACAGAATAGCATGTCTAACATTATTGATGGCTGGAAGAAAATTAGCCGAACAAAAAAACAAAGGCTGTGTATTAGTCAAAGAAGACAAAGAGAAAAACGCCGACGCTAAAAGAGGATGGATGTACATAGACGAACGAACGAAGCTCGACGCAGACAGATATAATCATTAAATATTATCGCCCTAAATTATTAGACATTATTAGACACTAACTAACATTTTATTTATAGGTTTTTTTATTTCTTTTTAGGTGGCGATTTTACAAGATAAGGATACATCTCAACATCGTCCGCTGTTTCAGCATCTACTACCACACCCACCTCATCAAATGCCCAAACAATAGGAATTATAATTCCATCAAGAATTCCATAATCTACTGGAAGCGTTGCTAGTTCTTCATCCGTCCAACCATTAGGTTTTAACGTGTCATCAAAATTCAAACGCATTATTTGTGGGAATATACGTGCTTTATCAGCTTCAGATAAAGGACTTCCTGATTTAGCTTTTGATGAAGCTAAATCACATAATACTCTACCTGTCATGCTACATAAAGCAACACATTTTCTTCTGCTAAATTTTTTTATCCAGTCACGACCTACATCCTGTATTTGTTTTTTTGTGTGATAATCAGCACAAAAAATACCTACTTTTACAGGATGCCGAGCGTCCCAACAAACAACCCCAGCAAGAACTCTATCTTGTCCACGTGTAGCATTTACTAATACCATTCCTTCATCTACAACCCCTAAAAATTCTTCATGAGGTGATAATTTTACTGCCTTTTCAGGAACTTTTTGAGTAGCATTAAATGCTAATGCTTCAGTCATCCAACTGTCATCATCTACGGCTGACGCTGACGCTGACGCTGGTGCTTTTTGTTTTTCTTTTTTCTTTTTAGGTGCTTCTTCTTTTTTAGTTTCAGGTGGAGTTGGTGGTGGAGGTGTCTTCTCAACTACTTTAACTTCTTTTTTAGGAGCAGGTGGTGGCGTGGCTTTTACGGCTTTAGATTTTTTAGCTTCGGCTTCCTCCTCCGCTTTTTTAATTTTATCTTCCGCTTCTTGTGCTTCTCTTATGACTTTTCTTTCTTCCACTTCTCTTTTATGTTGTGCCTTTTTATCTTCCGCCTTTTTCTTTTTATCTTCTGCGTCTTTTTTAGACTTGGCTTCCGCCTCTTCCGCTTCTTCTCTTAATCTGCGTCCCGCTTCAGATGCTTCAAACGCTTCTCGTTCTATTCGCTCTTCCTGTTCTCGTTTCGCCCGTCCTCTATCTTTTACTCTATTTGCTTGTGCTGATATTCCTGCTACTAACAATTGTGAGTTCGCAGTTTTTTTAGCTTGAGTAGCGGGTGCTCTTAATTTAGCCTCTTCAGCTCTTGTAATTAATGTTTCCGCCCTAGGGTCATATAAATTTTTAGCACCCCAAAATCGTGCTCCTGATACTGGATCATCCGCAAATATATTAGGTTCTTCGTGACCCAAATAAACTTGATAAGGAACTTTATCACCTGAATGAACTATTCTATTTAAAAGCTTTCTTATACTGACCTCTTCAGCGTGAGCTAAATTCCAATCATCCACATATGTTCTTAACTGACTGGCTTCTCCTTTTTGTTGGGCTGTTGCTCCACCACACATTCTACTTTGAATTATTACAGGCATTATATATATCATACATTATTATTTAATCTTTAGACATATATATGGCGACTAAATGGATTGAATTCGTAAAGCAGTATGCTTCTAAACACGGCTGTTCTTATAAGGAGGCGATGGCTAAAGCTAAATCAGAATATAAAACAGGAGCTAAAGAACCTACTAAAGGAACGGGAATTAATGAAAAATTAAAATCATTATTGTCTAATTTAGATATTAATGGAAAAGGTATGCCTCACGAATTAAAACCACAAGGCGGTGGATTAAGTGATAAACTTGAAAAGCATTTTAAAGGTGATGAAATTGAATTAAAGAAAATTTCTAAAGTTTTAAAGACACATACAAAAAATGAAAAAAAGATTGAAGGTGGAGCAATTAAAAAGGGTCATTATGTTTCTGTTAAAGATATTATGGGCGGTTCATTACATCACACCAAATCCGCACCAATGGGTGAATGGGGTAGTGGTCTAAAATCAAAAGTTATTGACAGCGACTCGGACAGCGACTCGGACAGCGAACAAGATGAAAGTATTGGCGGACAAGGAATTACACCCGTAGCTCGTATGGGCGGAAAATCTAAACTCGCTGAACGACTTATTAAATGGTTTCCGCCTTTTAATACTTATTGTGAATTATTTTTAGGAGCAGGAAATGTATTTCTTCGCATTCCTCAAGAAGAATTAGTTGGCAAAAAGATTGTATTGAATGACCTTGATAAAGACATGTACACCATTTTTGCTGGACTTAAAAAAGACCCAAAAGGCATTAATGAAAAAGTTCGCAGGAAGTGGCTGACTAAAGAGGAATTTATGAAAATTAAAACTAAAACCGATGCGTCTTCCTTAATCACTAAATATAAGAATTCTTTTTATGGTATGGGCAAATCTCATAATGTTAAAAACACCATGCTTGGTGAAGGACGGGCAGATGGCTTCACAACTAACTATGAAAAAATAGGTGATAAATTAAAGAACGCAACAATCACCAATACTTCTTTTGAAAAACTTATTCCAAAATATGACAGCCCAACTACTTTTTTTTATCTTGACCCACCATATGAGAACCCCAAACAAACTGATTATAAAGACTACGTTACTCCTGACTCTGTATTTAAAGCATTACAGGGCATTAAGGGCAAATTTATGTTGTCTTATAATGACAGCCCTAATATACGCTCAATATTTTCTAAATATCATATTAAAGCAGTGGAAACAGAATACGCAGGACACAAGGGAGTAGAGCGAAGAAAAAAGATGGAGGTTATTATTACTAATTATAAAATCTAATAGTTTAAGGAATTATAGCACCGTCGCCGTCGCATTAAAATCGTGAGGCAGACATATTATGGTCAGGCAGACTTGTCCTGTTTCATCGACGCTCATTGAACTTATCGTTTTACAAGCACAGGCATCTAATAATGCTTCATCTTCCTCTTTTCTTTTTTTGATATGATTACACCGATCTATGTATTTCTGTTCGTTTATTATTCCCTTTTCTAAATCAGCCTCGGCATCCGCTAATCTTTCATAACTATATTCTGATACGGTTTGTGGGTCATATAAATTAGCCAGTTTCAATCTATAACAACGCCACAGCATTGTTAGTTCTTTAGCTTCATCGGTCAGCCACCATTCTTGTCCGTTATGAAATCTTCTGATTATTTTTATCGCCCGTTCTTTACAGGCTTTACTCGCACCACTAATAGTGTCGAGCAACTCTTTTGTATATTTTATCTCTTGTGATATATCATCACCGCTAAATCCTATAATATGATTTCTAAAATGTTCTTGATTGTAAATAAATGTTGTTGTCATTAATATTTGTTCTTATAATGCTTCTAATATATTTAGGAATTTCTATTTCAATTTTTTTTTAAATGATTTTGTTAGTTTGTTAGTTATTAGATATTATTAGAACTAAATGATTTAAAGATAATCTGATATTATATATAAGAATGCCAAGACATACACCCGATTACAAGCGAACAGTTATATTTAAGATTTTCTGTAATAACCCCGAAGTATCCGACACCTTCTTCGGTCATACTACGGACTTTAATAAAATGCGTTATTATCAAAAATCACAGACCGCAGAAAAGAACAGCACCAAGTGTAAAGCCATGTACCATATTATTCAAAACCAAGGGGGCTGGGATAATTGGAATATGATTGAAATAGAAAAGTTCCCCTGTGATTTTAGATCTGAAGCTACAATGAAAGTAAATGATTATAAATACTCAAAATCCACCTTTTAAAAAAAGCTGGAGGCAAAAATTTCAATTTTATTTTTTATTATAAAAAAAATTGAAATGCTTTCTCACAATCTAATAAAGTCTAATAATATCTAAAAACAAACGGTTTAAAAACAAATTAGAATATATATTCATAAAGTAAAGATGAACTATCCATTTAAGAACAATTTAACCCTTGACCCCAAAATTTACAAGAAGAGCATTTATGGTGCTAAACAAAAATACAGAGAATATGTTAGTAAGGCGGATGTCTGCTCCCTAATAAAAAATCATCAGGACTATATTTATACTCAAGACAGTCCGCAAAAAAGACAATTTAATTGTGTAAAAGACCAGCTGAAAAAATATCTAAAACAGTGGAATGACAAGGGATATTTTGAAATAGACACCGCCCTACCAAAACATAAATGGGGGCGACAAAATCCAGTCGGACAAGTCGGACTATCCGTTTTACATAGATCGACAAGACACTCCCTAGTCCACAAGAATTATATGGACTGCGATATGGTCAACGCACAACCATTTATTATCAGTAAAATTATAAAACAAAATAAATGTATTTCAAGAGATGAGCAGGAACTCAGCGTGCCATTTTTAGAACAATACTGCGACAACAGAGATGCCATGTTATACGCAGTCCAAGAGCATTATGGTGTGGTTAAAGATGACGCAAAAAAGCTAATAATCGCAATCCTCAACGGCGGACACTATTTAACATGGGAAAACAAGATGAAGATTAACCATATGGATACACAAACCCCACAAGAGATTATACAATTTTACGAAGATTATCAGCCTGTCTTAAGAATGATTTATGATAATAATAAAAAAATAATTGATGACGTGTTAGAAAAACAAAAAGACCTGCCTGACTATTATGATGTCACGGAATATACTGAAAGACAACAACAGCGGACAGCAGGGGCGTTATTTTATACAACAATAGAACGCCACGTACAAGAAACCGCTATTGAATATTTAGTCCGACGCAAAGGATTTATTTTAACAGAAGATATTATCCCAAGCCAAGATGGGTTTATGTATCGGAAGCACCGCCATTATGAAGACCTAATAGATGATGTCCAAGAAATAGTCGCATCTAAATGGGGAATAGAAGTAAAATTCAAACTCAAAGAATTTGATGAAAAATTTGACATTATGGATTTTAACGATACTTATAACTGGATTGAAATGATTAGCAGATCAGGAATAGCAAATTTTATGATTAATAAACTCGGCGATGATATTTGTTTATTAAACGGCGAACTATATGTATATTTAGACAAGCGGTGGCACAACGGCGACAATGCGGACATCAAACTAAAACGATACATTAACACCGTAATTTATGAGGATTTTAGAGGAATAATAGACACCAATTATGTAGAAGACGATATTGACAAACAATTAAAAGAAATCCGCTCACTAACCGAAACCAAATCAGCCTTTATAGATATTATCCAACAATTGAAGGGCGGAGTCCAACCACCAAAAGAACCCTTTAATGCGAACCCATATTTATTAGCATTTAAAAACTGCGTGATTGATTTAAGAGAATTAGAACACCACCCTGTGGATGAATGCGTGTTCGAGCATCACAGAGATAATTATATCACGGTGGATACTGGGTATGATTATGAATATCAGCCTGTAAATGAAGAAATCAAAGAATGGATTAAATCAATAATGCCTGATAAAGAAAAGCTAAAACTATTACTCCAATATCTCGCCAGTTGTCTAGACGGAAAACTATATCAAAAATTCTTCATGCTCTGCGGAGGCGGAGGCAACGGCAAAGGATCTCTAATAGATTATATGGGTGCGGTCTTAACAATATTCTTTATAAAAGCAAATAATAGTTTATTGAAAAGCTGGGGTGACACCGCAGGGTCAACCAACTCAGACCTAATCGCACTTAAAAATAAACGGATGATAATTTTTGAAGAGATGGGCAAATCAAAAACACCATTAGACACCAATTTATTAAACAGAATGACAGGCGGTGGAAAAATAACAGGCAGAGAATTATTCAAACAATCAGAACAGTTTATGTTAGAAGCAACCTTCGGCGGAACAGCAAATGTTTTACAGCCACCCAAAGACACGGCTAATGATGCGGATAAACGCAGATGGAACATATTAGAGTTTGACTCGGCATTTACAGATGAAGAACACCTAGTCGGCACAACCTTTAAAATTGATGGGCAAACTAAAACATATAGAAAAGCAAATAGTAAATTCAGCGACCAAAACTGGTATGAAACTAACAAAATGGCATTTATATCCCTGCTGTTAGAAGCATACAAACAAAACATAGAAGAACAAAAAGAAAAGTGTGGCGACGAAGAATTTAAATTTATTCAAATAGAATTTAGCGTCCCAGCCAGTGTAAAAGCTAAAACCGATAAATTCTTAAACGCCAACAATTTAATAGACCAAGCATTTAACCGAAGCTATATTAGTACCAATCTTAAAACAGACAGAGTCAAGACAAAAGAAATAAAAGAAACAATCATAGGGTCAGAAACCTTCAGTAGGGCTAATGAATATGACCGTAAAAAATTTAGTGTAAAATCCGAATTTGAAAAATACATCGGCTCAAAATTAAAAATAGTCTTAAACAAGAGTAATGTGAAATGTATAGAATTTTACAGATTAAGAACTAAAAATGAACTGGAAGATTATGATAAACAATTTATAGACGATGACGAAGAAACTGAAACCACCAACGAAGAACTGGACGAAGAAGATGATGAATGCGAATCCGAAGATGGGATGTAAATTATTAGACATTATTAGACTTTATTAGAACTTAAAAAATTGATTTTTTTATTTAAAAAAAATTGAAATAGATTTTACACATTATATTATACGCACTAACGCTATAATACAATGTCAACGATTAACGAACTTAAAATAAAAAGAATAACTAAAGAGGGGGACATTATAGCGGTGGAATATATTAGCTCGGACGCTGAATTATCTGACGACACTGACGACGAAGAATGGGAAATTTGCGAAATATGTTATAGACACCTGCCGACTGGAATGTATAAAGTAGAAGACCCTGACCGTTGTGATGGAGTATATTTCTGTACCGTCGACTGCCTAGCTATTTCTAAACTAAAAAATATTTACTGCGAAAGCTGTGGAGGAAAATTCAGGGAAGATAAAATGATCGAGGATAAATGCCAAACCTGTCACAATCATTATAAGGTCTAATACTTATTAGAACTTATTAGAACTTAAATTATTATTAGAACTTATTAGAACTTATTAGATTATTTTTTTTTTTATTGTTCTAATAAAGTCTAATAGTTGTAGAAAGGCAGAATTTGAGGCAGAATTCGCTTTTTCCCTATGTTGTATAGCAGTTTTTTAAAAAAATAAATTTTATAAATAAAAATTAAAAAAGACATATAGCACATAGGAAAAAAGCAAATTCTGCCATCAAATTCTGCCTCCCTTAATAATGGACTTCTAATAGTGTCTAATAATATCTAATAACCATTTATCATTAAAAAAAAAATTGAAATGAAATGTTGCCTTCTAATAAAGTCTAATAAAGTCTAATAACAAACAAATAATGTCAACCACAAGAAATATAATTCAATCGGATTTTTTAGAACACACAACAAATGTCCGAGCTACAGAAGCTTTAAAATCAGTAGGTGCGACAGAAGGAACAGTTCCGCATCACTCTAAAACCATAAGAAGCACACAGCAAAGAATATATGGAATAAACTGCCCATGTGGAGCAGGATGTACATTCAATAACGACGCAAAAGCACAACGAATGTGGATTAAACTTCATAAAAAAAAATGCCCGATGGGAGCTAATTATCAAACGCCCGACAAAAACACAATAGTCAATTTTGTAGCAAAACATAAGTAATCTAATAAAGTCTAATAAATTTAGGAATATATAAAAATCACTAAATCTATAAAAAAGTCAAGGGAGTAGCCTACAACTCCTCAATAATTATCGCCCCTGTTTTTTTCACACTTTTCTTCCGCACCACTTTAGGTGTGGCTACTGGCGGAGTTTCATTTTCATTTGACACCATAATTTCTATTTCAGGGATTTTAACGATTTTCTTAACCCTTTTTTTAACTTCCTTATCCACCTTTAAAAAAGCTGGAGGCAAAGTTTCTTCAATAACTGGTTCAATATCATCGATGACTAGACAAACCACTTCCTCCACCTTTAAAGGAATAGGATGATGGTCAGGATGTGAACCATTCGCTCCTTCAAATGGTGAGGGGGCTTGAATATAATATTTAGCCTCTAATATTGATGAACCCATCGCCTTCATGTCTTCAGCTAAATCCTTATGATCTTGAATAAGGTGACTATATTTTTCAGTCAACGCAGTATGACGCATTTGATTAATTCCACACCCCTTCTCTCTGCCGAATATTTTATTAACCCGTTGGTTTAACTGGGTTGCGTTCATTTGTTTCCACTGTTTGTCAAATAATAAATAATCATCCGCACCACCGTCCCTCTTACTAACTTTAATCCATTTAGCTAAAATCTTTTTTAGCTCAGGGTCAACAGGAATTCTTTGCGGTGCTTTTTCTAAAACCTCGCCTCTAACATTTACAAACCTGCCCTTAAATGTATTAAATACCATTTCAGACTTGTCTAAATAGTTGTCTTTTGTTTTATCAATATTTCTTACTTTGAATTCAATAAAATCCTGACTGCGTCTTGGCTGAAAATATTTGCCCGAATATAAACACAAAATAATATATAACTGGATGTCTTGTAGGTCATTATCGGTTATAAACTGCCCCTTCTTGTAAAGTAGGTTGGCGTTCTTTTCTAACTTTTTAAGGATTAAATCAATCTCTTCCTTGTCCACCCAGCCTTTAGTCTGCTCGATAGACATCTCTTGTTTGTCAAGCTTTTCTTTAAATTCAGCAGTAATAGCATCAAAAGTTGGCTTCCATAATTCAGGATTACTAGCTACTATTAGTGCTGTTAGTACCGACTTCTTTTGTGCCACCTTTTTATATTTATCAGGATGATTATTTAACACTTCTAACACCGCTTCCACATTCTCTAAAAGAGGCAACTTATCCACTGTTAGTTCACCAGCATCAGGACACACAGAATTAAAAAGACACGATAAAGTGCTGACGTATGCGGTCAAAGACTTGTCAGATAGTTGGCGTTTAGAGAGCAGATATTCCTTAAGTTCCATTCTTATAGACTCTCTTAATGTTTTATTTTCTAAATTCAAACTCATCATTCTTATCTTAATAATGGACTTTGTCTTTAAACCCTTTGTCTAATAACATCTAAAAAAGTCTAATAAAATTGAAATGGATTTTATAATAATTATTAATCAGTAATTATAATAAAATGACTAACATAATTGAAAACGACGAAGTGGAAACATGTTATGTATGTGGTGACGAAATTTATCCATGGCGGTGGATAATGGCATCAGACAATAATAAAATATGTATTGAATGTGCCGAAGAGTCGGATGAAGAGTCGGACGAAGAGTCGGACGAAGAAGACGAAGAAGAAGCAGTATGTAGTTTATGTAGCGGTGGAACGGGGAATATTGTTTGTAATGAATGTGTAGAAAAAGTGTGGTTAAAAACTATCCGTTAGTAAATCCTCGTCCTAAATCCACCTCGACAGGCGTCTTACTGTCAGGTGACCTAAAAAATTGTTTTAAAATATATTCATTCTGCTTTGACTGGTCATCTTTTTTATTCAGATCTAAAAAGAATTCTAAAAAATGGTCGGAGTCAGTATGTAAATCGCCTGTCTTACCTGCGAATGAATTAATAAAATGTAAAAAAGCTAAACAAAAATAACCGCATACTTCACCTAAAACACCCTGTACATCTTTTGTTGTATGCGGGATTTTGCCTGTAAATTCTGTAATTGTTTTAGGACTTCCTAACCCATAAGGGTCAAAATAAATGCCTTCCGTCTTACCATTAGGATACTTATTTATTTGAAAGCAGACCCAGTGACTGCCGTGATTAGCCCCACCAACCTCGTCAAACTCGTCGTCATAATTGACAATATAACTGCGGTTATATTCTAATGGTTCATCTGCCAACTCTGACTTAAAACAGCAACGCTCCAAAGGCACTTTCATCTTTTTAGCTAATGGAATTATTTGATCGTCGGACAACATTTTAATAACATCTTATTAAAAAATTGCTAAACTAACGAATTACCACAAAAGTAAAAAAGAATAATATGACCTTGAACCCTCCCATTCATCGCCCAATTTTTCAATCTCTTTCTTATGTCGTAGCCAATATAATCGTTGGCGTTCTTTTGCGTAGCCTTTCGGGACTTCGCCGTCTTCTTCCATTTTCATATAATGCGGATAATCTTTGTAGGCACTCGCACCACAATAGGTGATAAAAACTCCATGCCAATCATAAACTTCTAACTTATACTTGGGATTATCGCTAGGAAATACTTTTACACCCAACTTTTTTGCCCTTTTTTTAGTATATGGGAGTATCTGATAAACCATATACTAAATTGTTATTTTAAATTACGAATTACTCCGCTGTATCCCCTAAAGTTTTTGAACTTGGACTTGGTGGGTGTGCGAGTTCTAATTCGGTTTCTGCCTCAATATCTCTGATAATCTTAATGCGACCACCACATACTGAGCATTCTTTACATTTTGATTTTTGACACATACTGGCGAGTTTCAATATCATACCCGATACAATAGTTATAAAGCTAATCCAAAATACACTATCAAAAGTTTCCTCTTTCATTTGAATATGGTGAGATTTTAATTGAATAGAGTTCCACCATTATTCCAAGTTGGCGTATAATATGTTCCATTCCAAAGTAAAACCTCTGTAAAACCATATTTAGTTCCACTTGGTCCAAATGAAACACCACCTGTATATTGAGTCCCTTGATTTTCTATAACCCTACCACTTTGTAATGAAAACAAATTTTGAGTTGAACCAGTAAATGCGTATATAAAACCAGTTGTTGGGTCGTAAAACTCTACTCGTGCGTAATGAAAATTCCAATACAGATACGGCGAACCAAATGGAATGGTTGCTATTATTGTGTTGTTGGTTAAATAAACACTATCTAATCCAATAGAATAATTTGCCCCTTGTGACGATACATATTGGAATTGTTGTTGAATTACTGCCTCATTAAGTCCAAGTTGAAATGGAGATGGAAATTGGTTCGCTGTGTTAGTGCCTATAAAATAATTTAGTCCGTATCCAGCAATATTGCTGTCGTTAGTTGAAATGTAAAAATAAGTTCCGTCATTTTGGACTGCTTCCGTTTTACTTATAGGATTGGATAAAGCAGTGCTACTACCGTATAAAAAATCCACTTGATTAACTGTGAAAAATGTTGTAGTAATCATTAATTGACAACAGTAATTAGCGGTTGAAGTCCCAGTTTGTGTAATAATACTATTGAAATCACCAGCAACGCAAAGATAGAAACTATATAGAGATAAACTCCATACTTGTCCGCCAAACCCAGTTCCGCTTGTTTGATTGTCAAGAGCATACAAGTTCCCAGTTGTCGCCCAGTCGTAAGTCGCAATAAACCGACAATACAAACTACTATTGGAGGTGTATTCAAACTTACCACCAAAATATACATTGTCATTATTAGCAACAATCGCATTAACCTCTTTGTCAAACCCATTTACACTATAGTTGTTCCAAATATCCACAGAAACATTTGCTAAACTTGGAAGACCCGAACCAATATAGCAAACCTTATTTAAACCACCGATTGGAGCGGGTGAAAGCATATTATCAAAATTACCCCCAATATATAATTTACTGGGTGTGGAGTGATAATAAATACACCTTACCGCTCCGTCAAATGTTGCTTGTAAGTTCCAAGTTTCACCTATGTTGTCAAAATAATACACATTACCACTTTCGCAACCAAGATAAAGATTTCCACTATCACTTGAAAAAGTGTTGATAGTTTCACCACTTGGCAAAGTCCATTGGACAGGTTCTAATGTATCTATTATAGGAACTGGACCCGATTGTAAAACGACTTGGTGAGGATTTGAAGTAAGAGGTGTAATAGAAACAGCAACATTACTATTTGCTTGTAATATTAGTGAAGGTATGTAATTTGCTGGACCAAGTCCGTCATTCTGTGTAATTCCTTGAGGTGATATAGTAATAGTATTAGGAGAATTACTTATTGAAAGTGTTTTGGTGCTTGGATTACAACTTATCCCAGCGGTCTTTTGTATAGGACCTAATCCAGTCGCAGAATTATCACTAAAATTAAGAAAATGAGTTGAGTTTTGAACTGAGTTTTTTGTAGTATAACCAGTATTATCTATTGTATTTGACGTTACACCGTCAGTTAATAATATAGTATCGTTGAATTGAACCGTTGTCGCATTAGGTGCGGGTTGTAATGCTTGGAGTGCTTGATCTAAAGTAGTTAAAACGGAAGACAAACTAGCTGTAATAGTCGCAGAGTTCCCCATTATATAATCGGGTGTATCAAAAGTCGCCATATTATATACAGCGGATAAAATAATCTCCTAAACTCACGCATTATGGAATAAAATACGCTACACCCGAACTATATGTTGTTATTCCTATTGTATCAGTGGTTGTTGCTTGACTTGATTTAATCCTTATTGATGTAGCGACGGAACACAAATTTCCGAGATAATTGGGATTTGAACTGTAGTTAATAGCTGGATAACCAATCATAAACTTTACAGTCATCAATCCCGCAGATGGACTATTTAAAGTTAATGGTGTGACGTAGTCAAATCTAATAGGAACAAAATTATACGCAGTATTCCCTCTCCAATATTTAGTTTCTGTATTAGTAAATACATTAGCGTATGTGGATTGACAAATAAAAGAGTTCATTAATTGAGTGTTTGGGTTATATACCAAATCTACTATACTAAAAGTGTTTGGATTCACATTTGTTCCTCCCGATTGACCCGTGTATGCGGATAATAAATTTGGAATTACTGTTTGAGTAGTAGAAGAATTGGAAAATATTGAATAGTTACATTCTATTCTACAAGTTGTGCTAAATGTAATAGCACTTGAATAAGGCAGTACCAAGTATGCTGACCTCACCGAACCCCCAGCTAATGCCGACGTAATGTTAAAGCAATTCCAAGACCACACTTGATTAACACTCGCTGGAAGTCCAGCAGTAATCGCACCTTGAACCCACGCTGTAGTTGGAATTTTTGTGGAACTATCGTTTGATGCTGGCTGGGTTGCCGTCGATGTTATTGGGGCTACATTATTGAATGCGTTTGTTCCTGTCCAAGTGTTATTAGCTGGAATTAAATTTGTTCCCGCTCCAGCAACAATCGCACCTTGAACCCACGCCGTAGTTGGAATTTTTGTTGTGCTGTCATTTGATGCTGGTTGGATTATATTACTTGTCATACTCAAATTGGATATTGATAGAGATGCTAATGCGGTTGCTCCATTATAGCAGTAAAAAATATGATTAGAAGAACCTAATGAACTTGTATCGGGACAATCATATACAATTGAATTAAGATTGCCGTATAATCTGCCCGAGTATGTTAGAGTACCTACATTATCACTGGCGTAGAAGTTGTAATAAGTGCTACTAATTTGTCTGTTCGCGATGGCGGTTGTGCTTCCCATTGAAAGGTTGTTTAACATTGTAGTCAGTCCTTCGTTTTGAGCGTTGCCCTTAAGATAAACAGTTTCACTCGCTGTTCCAAGCACAATTTGATTTGAACCAGTCCATTTTGCGTTGCGACCTATGGCTGTTGAGCTTGTCGCAACATTACCAGCACCACTACCGTTGCTTCCCGCTACATCACCAATCGCCACATTATAAGACCCCGTCGTCATATTTTGATTTGATTGAAACCCTATCCCTACATTATGACTTCCTGAAGTGAGATTTGTAAAACCAAGCGAACCAATACCGAGATTGTAAGACCCACTTGTGCCTTGTAAAGTGTAGGCACCAAAAGCAATATTTTGCTCAGATAAAGATGTTAATCCAAAATCTAAACACCCTAATCCAACAGCAATATTATTACCTCCATTTGATGCGGTGCTTGTCATATTATTTGCCCCAATATTAATGTTAGTTGATGATGGAACGGTGCTACTACCTCTATTCATTGTAAGAGTATTAACAGTAAGAGCATTTGATATAGCATTGTTATTCATATTTATACTGGTTGCCCCCGCAGAATTACCTATTAACAAGGTTGCGGATAAACTTTCACCGCCACCACCACCTGTAAATGCGGTTGTCTGTACCGTATTATCAGGGAACTTAAGTGTTCCCGCATTTAAATCAATACTAGCTTGAAAAGTTGCTAAACCAGTGTGATCTGTTTGCTGTAATGTTTCAGTAGCCTGACCAACAGGATATTTGTAGTAAAGTAAATTAGCTTGTGCTTCGGTTAAACCTCCATCTTCGGGTGTTTGTATGAAGGCATTTGTATCAAAAATAGTGCTTTGAAAAGAAGGTGGAGGATATACAGCCATTATATATACTGTTGATATTTTTACTTTAGCGATTTACCCTAAATAAACTTTTAAGTTCAAACTCAATACTAAAAATATCTATGTATATATAATGCCTCCAAAGAAGTCAAAAGAACCTTTAGCTACCGAAGCATCAGCATCCGCTCCTACTGGTGAGATAATTAACATGTATGAAAAAATCCCCAAAGATATGTTAGATACAGCAGAGAACCCTAACAAAAATTTACACGGATTAAATTTACCATTTAGAATGGTTGTCGTTGCTCCTTCAGGTTCAGGGAAGTCTAATTTTTTAGTGAATTTAATTTATCTTTTTTGTCAGGGCAGTAAAGGCACATTTGAAACAATAAATATAATTACAAAAAATAAAGATGAGCCACTTTACAATTTTTTAGCTAAAAAATGCGAGTCAATCAATATTAAGGAAGGGATTGAAAATTTGCCTCAATTAGACAAGTTTGATAAAAAGACAAACCATTTAGTCTGCTTCGACGATTTACAATTACTTAAGAACCAAGACCCCATTATGAATTATTATATCCGAGCCCGTAAGATGAACTGTTCCGTAATATATTTAGCACAAAATTATTATCAAGTCCCCAAGGTTATTAGGTGTAATTGTTCCTATTTAGTTATTTTAAAATTGTCAGGGGCGAGAGATGCTAAAATGATTTTATCAGAGTTAGGTTTAGGATTAGACAAGGAACAATTGATCGCTATTTACGAGTATGCGACGGCTGAAAAATTCAGTCCGCTAGTAGTGGACATGGAAGCGGATAAAGACAAGCGGTTTAGAAAAGGATTGTCAGAGATTATTAGTTGGGAGGAGTCGGTCTAATTCCTTCAATTATTAGAACTTATTAGAACCATTCGTTCAAAATATAAATGAATTTTCTTAACTAATATAAAATGCCTTTGACAATGGAAGACCTTAAGAGAAAGGATGTTGTGGATATGTTAAGTGTGATTATTATGATTGAGATGAATAAACCGCCTCTAACATCATTTAAGAGTTTGACTGCTGGTCAGCAAAAGAAGTTCAATTTAGCGTGTAATAAATACATTAAAGAAACATTATATGTAGCAGATGACTGGGAAGAAAAGCTAAAATCTGATTTTAACCTTGGTTGTAATGACGAGCTATATGTAGGCAGTTTTAAAGCAGAGGCTCAATTTTGTCCTATTTTAAACACTGATATAATTCGGTTGAGGAGAGAAGGCGAAGAAGATATGGATTAAACTTTAGAAATTATAATTTCATAATTTTTTTATATTATGATATTACATAATGAACCCAATTACAGCAGGAAGTTCCGTAAATGCTCGACAAGCCTTTAGACAACAGTATATGAATACACTTCAGTTAGAAATAGCTAATCAGACAAAGAATTTAAATGCGAATAAGTTATTCAAACAAAATGGCACAACTGGAAGTGAACCAGCTGATACAAGGTCAGTCACCGAGAAGTATGCGGACTTAGATGCTCTCAAGCGTGAGGTCAGAGTTGGATTAAGAGAAATAACTGATGGACGAGAATCCGAGTTAATCGTCGATGATATTACTACAGCCGAGCTACAATTTTTAGCTGGAATGTTGCCCTTTATTGTTGGGGATTTAAAACCCAAGTGGAAGTTAGGTGTCCCAGCCACTTCTTTTCTTCCTTATTTGAGAAAATTAATGCGAAAGAATATTGAAACAGAAGGTGTGGAATATGGGCTTCATAGACCCGCTGATGTTGGTGGAGGTGCGATTATAACTGCTGGTGAACTAATCAGAGGCGAAGACATCCAAGATGTACAGATGGAGTTGGATAATTTAGAAGGTCTTACACAGGCGGATGAACGACGAATAGATGTATTGAGAGGCGAGTTGAGTCGCCTAGACCAATTAAGACCGACCGCACAAGATCGGCAAATAGTTGCTGAATTAGGTGACCCTAATATATTGGCTGAATATGATGAGGACGTGACTATGGTGGCAGAAAATATCCCATCCGAAGAAGTATTGTTTCATATTTTACGAATGCGTCCTGCGTCTGCGGTGGTTTTTAATTTGCGAGATATTTTAAATGGTGTTGATTTTGAAATGCTAATGTCATTAAAAAGAGCGGTTGCTGATATTGAGAACCATGTAAGAGCATTTAGACCTCAAACCGTTTATGAAACAGAAAGTTTAGAAACCCCTTTTGGTGAGCCATCAATAATAACTGGACAAAGAGGCAGTCAAGCTCCTAGCGTCGCAGAACAGACAATAGTAACGCAGTCAGCTAGACCAGTTAGAAGTCTTAATCCCGAAACAGATCTGCCATCAGATTATACACAACAGCCGAGTCAACAACAAGAGAGGGATTTTCAATTGTCAGGATTTGCGGAAGAAATCTCCCCTGAAACTTTTATGGAACAATCTTACGATGTAAAAGCGGAATTATTGTTAGGGTATGCGAATGCTGGTTTGTTTAATTCTATGGACGACACTTTTTTACATATGATAAATGCTCTAATGGAAGGCAACAGCACAGTTCCTGAAGGCGATATGGATAGAGGTTATAAGAAGTTTTTTAGATTGAAACAGTTAGGAGGTTTATCTGAAAGGGGCGATATTCGCAGTAATCGACCAGATTTTGAAGACGAGTCGGGTTTAGGATGGGCGATGATGGAGGAAGACCCAACAGTTAATCCGACTCCACCAGTTGTACCGTCAAGAAGACCTCCAGCTATTCCTTCACCATCCGCAGGAGAACGAGGATTAATGATACCGCTCGATCAATGGAAACAATTATCGTTGCCTCAAAAGTCAAATTTAATTGACGAGATGTTACAAGCAGAAACATTTGACGAAGAAGAAGCAGGGTATGCGGAAGCACTATTGGCAGAAAGCCCACCCCAAGAAGTAGGATTAGACCATGTTTATGAGATGGCTTTTAATAGATTAACAGGTGAACCACCACAAGCAGTAAATAAACCATCACCAACTAAATATTCAGGAGAACCATTTACTGGAGGACGACCACCTGAAGCTCGTGAAAGTATTTTTGAAGGCGAGTCGCCACTTGGCATTACTGCGGATTTAACACCTGAAAGACCGCCTCTATATGTGTATGAAGAAGATTTTGCTAATTTAGACCAACTATCACAAAATAGATTATTAGCGAGAGCATACGATGCTGGTTATTTTACTGGAGCTCCTGAGGAAATATCACGATTGATTGAAAAGAATATTGATTTAATGAAACGAAGAGGATATATTGGAAGTGCGTTGGCGATACGATTTTACAAAGATATATTCCCAGCATTAACGCACAACTCGATGATCGGCAGAGGTTTATTTACTCACGGCAGAGAAGGGATGAGAATGGGGCTTCATTTAAGTCCTCAAGCCTCTTCAGACTCATTACATGTACATGGCAACGGTTTTAAAAAGAAGATTACAAAAGGCAAACCTAAAAAGGGAAATATTATATTCGGGATGGGTTTATCAGTTGTCCCAACTCCTAATTCAAAAGTGTCAGGCAAAAATATTAATTTAGCTATGGGGATTGAAGCAGAACCAGCCTACGTTCCATTCGGTACACACTTACTTAACAAACACAAACTCAAAGATTGTATCGTAATGATGCGAACCAAGAAAGGTGGTGCGATTGTAAATATTCCAACACAAAAAGTGTCTGCTAAATTGTCTAATGTTTTACGAACAATAAGTGGCGGAAGTATTCCACAATTTGAAAGTGTGATGGATTTAGGTGATGATGACAAGGCGTTGCTACACAGAATAGCTAAAACCAGTAAGGTGAGTGACCGTCTTTCAGTCCCTAATCCTAACAAATCAAAGCAGGAACAAGAGGATAATAGATTTAGTATTTTGCGTGGTGAAATAGGAATTGGAAATGATAATCCTGATGTAATAAAAGAATTCAAAGTTTTACTTTTGAAGTTTATGAGAGAGGGGCGAGTGCCATTAGGACAGGGCAAAGCTATTATGGAGGAACTATTACTAATGGGGTTCTAATGGGTTCTAATAAGTTCTAATAATAAGTCCATTATTAAGGTAGGCAGAATTTGATGGCAGAATTTGATAATTCCCTATGTTCTATATGTCTTTTTTCATTTTTATTTTTAAAATTTATTTATTTATTTTTCTGCTATACAACATAGGGAAAATGCGAATTCTGCCTCAAATTCTGCCTTTTGTCTAATAAAGTCTAATATATTTGCGTTTATTACAATATAAAAAAGTATTTTCTTTATATTATAAGGATGACTGTAGGAAAAGTATATGAAATTGTTTGTAATCAAACTGGCGAAAGATATGTGGGTTCTACTACTTTAAGAATGTGTTTAAGGAAAGCATTACACAAGCAAAAGTATAATGGGTGTTCGTCAAGACCGATAATTGATCGAGATGATTTTACAATTAATATTTTAGAGGATAATGTCCTAGTCGATGTATTAAGACAGACCGAACAAAAGTGGAAGACACAATTGAAATGTGTGAATGTAAGAGAGGCGTATGTGTCGCCTGAAGAGCAACGAGAGAGATGCCGAAAATATCAAATGGAGTGGTATAAAGACCCAATAAACAAGGCATTAAAAAAAGCAAAATATCAGGAGAATAAGGAAATAGTTTTAGCAAAAGCCAAGGCGAGATATGAAGACCCAGCCTCGCTTGAGAGTAGGACAGCCTACTATGAAGCTAATAAAGAAAAGATTAGGGCTTATCAGGCGGAGTATAGGGCATTAAAAAAGTCAAATACTTTAGCAACAATTATTATCTGAGTATCTATATATGAACTTCCCTACTATTACAACCCCTGACAGATTGTGGAGTGTACAGACCGCTTCATTCGCAAATCAAGTTCCTTTTTATTTCGGTGGTTCACCTGTTCCATTTGAGATTGGTATTCCCAAGACAACTGATGTTAAAAAAAACACAATAGTTAGACACCCATCCGTAAAAATTAATCACCAGCTTTTGCGATATTAAGGCATTATTTTTATAAAAGTGTATATATATAATGCCAAGCACAATTACATTCACTCAGAGGAATATCGTCGCAGGTTCTAACAATAACACTCTAATATATCAGTTCCCATCTTCGGTTAATTTCGCCGACCATTGTGTAGCGGTGGCTCAAGTGAATATGTTTTATTCATGGACTAACATTAACGCATCTCCTTTGAATAATAATAAGTTTAGCTATACTTATGACACGGGTGCTGGTGCTGTTAATTTTGATGTGGTTATTCCTGATGGGGTATACGAGATCGCAGACATCAATAACTTTTTACAATTCACGATGATCGCTAATGGAACTTACTTGGTGAATGACTTGGGACAAAATGTGTATTATTTAGAATTCTTATTGAACCCGACTCTGTATGCTATTCAAATAAATACTTATCCCCAATTAACGGCGTTGCCTGTTGGGTGGACAAATCCAAGTGCGTTGGGTCTTGGTTCAGCAACCACCAATCCCACCATCACTCTTCCAGCTAATTTTAATTTAGTTTTAGGATTTCCAGCAGGATATGTGACGCCACAACCAGCGGTCTTTAACACGGTGTTTAGTGCTTTGTCGACGGTCGCCCCACAAGTCCAGCCGAACCCTTCTCTCTTCCTTACGATGAATTGTATACAAAATGTGTATGCTATTCCAAGTAGCATTATATACGCCGTGACACCAGTGACCGCAACGGGAACACAAATCGCAGATAGACCTTATCAGTATAGTTGGAATAAGTTATTGAGTGGAACTTATAATCAGTTGAGAATTCAATTTTTAGGTACAGACCTAGCTGGGATTAATATTTTAGACCCTAATATGACCATCATTTTGTTAATCCGTGACAATCGTGTAGCGTCTGATGTAGCCCCTTAATTATTATTAGACTTTATTAGACTTTATTAGAACCGCCGATGAAATCGTTTAATTTAGCAAAAACAAATGATTACAGATATTATAATGAACCAGCCGACCGATATTACTGAGCAGTTTTTGAATGATTGTGTTGATAAATTTAACCGAGAACAGATGCGACTTTTGACTGATTTAAAAGGCTCTCAAACGACAGATGATATTAAGGATAAGGATATTCAAAAACAATTTACTTTATTGAATTCTTTGGTGTCTTCTTTGTTAAGATTAAGGAATTTGAAGAAGGCTATTATTAGTAAGGCGAATTTGTAAAAAATAATCTAAACAGATTATATAATGTATAACCCTCGATCACTTAACAAAGGTGTAGTCAAAAGTCGCAGACCTATTAATACTATGGTGGGCGGTTCAATATTGTTAAACAAGGGAGGTGCTGGTGTAGGGTCTTCTTATCCCAGTTTAGACGAATATCACAGAATAACAGGGCGAGGTATTTTAGCAGATAAAATAAAAGCTCTTTTAGTAAAACCAATAGAACACAAAAAGAAAAACATTAAATTTAATTTTTAAAACCTTTAGCAATTCTTATTAGTTTGTAATATCATTTTTTTTTATCTTTTGATATTACATAATGGCTGACAGTTTAGTATTTGACATGGCTCAGGTTTCTGACGCTTCTCCCTCCGTATTCGTCCGTAAAGATTGGCTCAATATTCTTGACAACCAGTCGCAAAACTACAGCGGTAATCAATGTGTAATTGACACAAGTCAACTCGCAAACAGTAATAAATATATGAATTATCGGGAGAGTTATTTATCCATTCCACTTTTGATGACTCTTAACGCAACTACTTCGGTGACTAACAATTTAAGACCCGCTATTCCTGCGACTTCCTGCGACTATTCTTTAGCACTAAAAAATTGGTCTGGGTCTTTAATCCACTCTTTGACGCTTGACTACAACGGCACAACTATAATTCAGCAAACTCCGCTACAAAGCATTTGGAACACTTTTAAACTCCAGTGTTCTTTGTCTTACGGTGACATCATAACCCAAGGAAGTTCAATTGGTTTTTATCCTGACTCGGCTTTGTCTTTTTCTTATCAAACAGTGGCTTCGGTTAATGGTATTGGTATTTGTAATAACAATAACTCTTCAGGTGCTGATACTCCAGTTGTGACGGGTGCTTTGAACTCTTACACGGCACACAATCCCGCCATCGCGAAAAGACAGATGAATTTGAACTACGATCCCGCTGGTTTAACTTCCCCAGCTGGTTCTGCTTTTAGCACTCTTTTTACTGCGACTGCTTGTCAACAGGCTTTCAAATCTTTTGTTCTAACAAAAGTAGATGGAACGGCAGGTGCTGTTTTAGGAGTGTATCAGCAATGTGCTATGGTACAGGTGAAGCTCAAACACCTTCATTCCTTCTTTGAGAACGCCCCGCTCCTTAAAGGTGTCTTCATGCGTCTAACTATGAATTTGAATAACACTTCATTTAGCTTTTCTTCTGCTGGTGCTGGTGGTGCTATTACTTTGATTTCAGTCAGTTCAGCCTACTCGGGTGTCAATCCTCTTATGTTGACTTCTGCCACGACTAGTGCTGGTAATTTGACAACTCTTTTAGCTGACTCTTATATCGCTTCAGTGGCAGTTGGTGCTCGTCCTTTAGCATCAGGTGTTTCAGGAGCGGTGGGAGTTCAAAACGGAACATTAGCCCAATCAATTACTTTGAACGTTCCTGCTTACACTTTCAATCCCACCTTTGAAGCTTCTTACTTGTCATCTCCTGTGAAGAGAATTGACTACACCGACATTTACAATTATCAAGTGCTAAATATCGCTTCAGGTGCGTATGTCAATCAGCTAATTACAAACGGTATAGCTGGTATTAAGAGTGTTCTGATTGTTCCTTTTGTGACGACCACTGCTACTAATCCTGCGAATGTTGGGTTTCAAGTTCCTCAAATCCAATCTCCCTTTGACACGGCGGGTTGTGGAACGACTGCTCCTCTCGCTATGTTCACCAATTTTAACGTGGTTGTAGCGGGTCAAAATATGATTTACAACACAGAAAGATATACATACGAGCAGTTCCTCAACCAACAATACGGACACCTTCAAGTCAATGGTGGGCTGACGGATGGGCTCACTTCGGGATTGATAGACCAAGTAAGTTGGGAAACCAGTATGTGTTATTGGTGGGTGGACTGTAGCCGAATGTTGCCTGTGGAAGAAGCCGTTCCCAAGTCAGTCAATATCATCGGTAATAACTTGTCCGCTCTTGGACTTGACCTCACCGTGTTTGTGGAGTACGCTTGTGGTCTTTCTATCGACATTTTGAGCGGGGCTAGAGTCGCATAGACGGTGTCTAATAAAGTCTAATATAGTCTAATAAATAATAATCATAAAATGCGGTGTGGGGAAGAGGGAACCCGTTGCGCCCATAACGCAAAAATCGTTGGATCAAAACCAGCCACCGCAAACCAATAAATATTAACCACCCTTTTAATATTTATTTAGGAGAAAGATAAACGCCCCATTATCTTTTTTTTTATCTGAACCAGTATATATAATGAGCGAAAATCCATCAGTCCCTTTTATGGAGCATCCCTTCCACCCAGTTACGATTAAACAGTTGTCTGACAAGGTTAAAAGTCGTATGAGAAATGGTCACGCAGTTCGCATTAGCCCAACAGCTATGGGACATAAAGAAGGCGAAGGTCTTCCGATTATAGTTCACGCAGATAGGTTTAGTAATATTACTCGTTGTATTAAAAGCGGTAAAGGTCTTCAGCTAAAATTGTCCCCTGAAGAATTATCTGAAAATGGAAAGATAATGGGGGTCGGTATTTTTGGTAAAAAGGCGGACAAGTTTTTAGAAAAGCATGGTGTTAAGAAATTGGCGTATGCGGTTGGATCTGCGGTTAAACCATTCGCACAAAAAGCGATTACTTCCGCAGGAGCATACTTCGGAGGACCACTTGGCACTCTCGCATCACAAACGGCGAATGATTATTTAGACAATCCTGAGATGTATCAGAAAATGGTACGTGATGAAATGAAAAGTTCATCGGGAGCTCCCACAGGTAATTACAAGGCAAAGGCTATTGATATGTTGGCAGAAAGACTTAAGGCTTCAGCGAGTGGTGAGCCAACCACAATTGGTGCGTTAGACAAGGCTGGTATGTCAAAAATGTTGGCGGATAAAGCGTCAGCCGAATTAGCTAAAAGAACCGCAGTAGCTAGAGCGTCCCCTGCTGGTCAGGGTCTGTATGCTGGTCGTGGATTAGGTGTGGGACTATATGGTGCTGGTATAAGTCGTCGCCGTGAATATCACAGCATCGGCGGTCGTCATTCAATAATGGGTCAAGGTGTTCCTGCTTTAGAGAGTCAGCCTTATGGAGTGAATTATCAGTTTAGAACTCAGATGCCTCCTGCGTTTCAAAGACGGTCTTAAATGAAAAAAGGGTAAGGCTACTCCCTTTAACATTTATATTTTTTTTAGTTTGTTAGTTAGTTAGTTTTTTCTATTATGATAAATGGTTTCAAATTATTTATTATATTTATTATATTTTACATCATAAACAATATATATCTATTTTTCTTAAAAAGTCCATACTAAAATGCTACATCCTATTCCGACCATTTTTTCTTGAGTCGGCGACCAGAATTTTTGTTCTTTGGCGTTGAGTTTGTATTTAGTCCAGCTTCCTCCGTAATGTTCTGCGTAGTCGTTGAGGCGTTCGAGGCTGGAGTAAAATAACTGCCACGGCATTATCATGGCGAAGGGTCGGCGTTTTTCTAAAAATGTCTGGATGACAAGCCACTTAAAACTAAAAGGTGGGTTGGTCATAATATATTCTTGGGGGCAGTCAGGAGCGTTTATGTTGTCCCAGAAATCTCCAGCTTTGCCGACGACGTTGACTAATCCTGCTAGGGCTTCTCTGCTTGTTCCGTCACCATAAAATGGTTCAAATATTGTTGTACCTGTTAATCCGTAGTCTTTAATAAATCTCGCCCATGTGTGTCCTCGGGTATAATATTCATCGGACACCTTATTAGCTTTGAATAAATATTCACTAAATTCTTTTCGTTGGTTAAAAGGAATAATTCCTGAGGATTTATATTTTTTTTGTTTTTTTGGTTTGTCTGATAAATTGATGGTGGGTCTTATCAGTTCGGGTTGGGTTTTAACTTCGCCGATTAAATATCGGGTCATAAGTTGTTGTTTTTTATTAGCGTTAATAATTTGAGTATTCATCTTAAGATTAATTTAAAGTGCTTTCGGATAATAATGATAATAATTATATTTAGAAAAAGTATTTCAATTTTTTTTTAAATGGATGTAAAAGAATTTTCTTGAAAATTTATTCCTGTTAGGAATGTCCTGTTAGGAATGTTTGGAGGACATCGGTGGAATAAAAAAACCTATAAATAAATGTTAGTGGTTGGGTTAAATAATATTCTAATAATTATGGGTTAATTTAATTATCCATCGGGTAGTAATTTCTTGTCCACTCCATCGTGTTGTCTTCGTGATAATATCGCATCCCCGAGCTTCTTGTAATTGTTTTTGAGTATTCTTCGTCCTCTTCAATCCACCTATAAGTTTCTAAATATGTATGCCACTCAGGCTTCCCTTGACGGACGCTACTGATTAATACTTTTGTAAATAATTTTATGGTTATATTTTTTTTAGTTATTTTTATAATCCGTCCGCCTCCGATCTGTGTTCCCACTTTCATCCATTTAGGTACTTCAAATGTAGGGGCGAGGTCGTGGAGCGAGTTTAAGAACTTTTCTTTGCGGTTCACTAAATTCTTTTCTGCTTCGGTCAGCCATGGGGTATTTGGCATTCCATATTTGTATTCTTTATCGCTGACCGAGCCTACTCTGCGTTCCATCCTTACTATTTCCCCCTTCCAGCTCACGTGTTCCTCTATGTAGACAGGGATTGGGGCGATATAAGTATTGATGTCCTTCCACACGGCTCGTCTGATTATTTCAGGATGGTCACGCCCTGTTTCTCTAAAATATTTCTGCGTCATTCGTGCGATTGTCGGGCAGTAATTTTGTAATTTGTAATAGCTTTGGATGTCAGACCATTTCTTGTCCCAGTTAATTCCGATGTCATAGATCCCCGCCCATTCTTTAATCATATTGAAAACTTCTTCAGGGAAGTAGTATGTTCTTCGTGCTGGTGGCTCTGCTGGTTGCTTCTTGGTTAATAAATTTTTTATTGGTTCATCTTCGCTGTCGTATTCGTCGACGATGATGAATATTACTTTTGGTTTAGATTTTTTAGATTTTTTATTAGCGTTAATAATTTGTGTATTCATCTTAAGTTTAAGTTTAATTGGTGGTTAATGATAATAATTATGTGGCGAGAAAGTATTTCAATTTTTTTTAAAATGGC